ATAATACTATTATAAACAATTGGCGATTATTGGTCAACCTCAATAAACTTTATTGATGGCCCATGTACTGCAGACTTTTGTCCAGCCAGGCTACCACAAGATCTTGCTGTCTAAGATAACCATGTGCCTGTACACTACGCTCAGCGCTTTCGGGTATGAGTCCCAGTTCAGCCAGCTGATACCAGGTGGTTGTGCGTGGATCCTGTGGCTCAACTGTGCTTTTGTAGACCACCGCATGGATCCAGGGATCCTGTGCATCTTTTTTAAAAAATCCAGCCTTACAATCCCAGCCCGATACTGCCAGCATGTGAATAAGACTGACCATGGTGTGATGATAGTAGCAACCTGGAGCCTGTGTAAAATCCTGCTGACCGCGATACAGATTGGTAGTCTGCGGAACACCAATGTACAACATGGCACCTTCACTGGCCACCTGCCACCATCGAGACAAGGTGCCAATGGGATCTATACAGTACTGAAAACTGTCATGCGACCATAGCACGTCATAGGTCAGGCTGTCGTGGCACAATCTCAGGGGCTGTTCAAAGTTGCATTGATAATAGTCCACAGTGGCATAGGTTTCTGCTACGGCCAATGAGTCCAATTGATCCACGCCCACACACTTGATGTTCAAGGGCTCAGGCGGGTCGTCTCTGGTGGTTCTGGTGGCCCACCATTCCAGGTCCAGACCTTTTCCACAGCCCAGATCTACCAGGGTATTGATACTGGCCATAAAATCGTCGTATTCATACAGTTGATTCAACACAGATTGACTGTGCTGATGACTGTGTTGTGCGCTTGAAAATGTCATACTTGTATATCCTCCATTCCGGCTGTTCTGAGACGTACCACATGCCCCAGCATAAAATTCTTGCTTTCAAAGGCCTTGATTATGCCTAAAAATTTGTTGCGTAGCAGAGCTACTTCGTTGATCAAGGTTTCAAAGTCAATGACTTCGTTTTCGCCGTCTACGTATTTTTCAGCATCTCGGCTGGTCAGTGCGCGAGCATATCCTTCCAAATATTTTTGAAAGTGTCGGCGTCGTATTTTGCGTAACTGTATGTTGAGATAGTTCAATACTGCTTCAATCTCTTGCAGTTGATTGAATCTGTGTTCGGTAATGCCGGGTAAAGTGGTGATATTTTTTTCAATCAACCCTCCTACCTGGCACTCGCGTTTGGCTGTCAACAGTTCCTGCTCATAGTAATTTATGAAATCAGGAATGTTGGCAAGATCAGCTGTGACTTGACTGTACCACATTATGGTTATCCTTTATATATTCAACCATTGTAGCATAGTTTGAGGGAAAATATCAAGACTCAAATTGCGTCTACGGGCAAATTCTTTAAGAAAAATTGAACATTGTTGTTGTTGTTCTTTGGTGCTTGGAATTTGCAAATTTTTTAAAATTTCTTCTTTGATTGAAATGTTGCTGGATTCAATGACGGGAATTATCCTGTTCATGCTGTCAGGGTCCATTACATTGACTCTTAAAAAATTTGGATCAACACAAAATGAATACATTATGTTTTGGTTGCCATGACGATTTGCAAAATCAGCCAATCCAAAAACAGTCAAATTGCTTACAACCGACATGAACTTGATGTTACACCCGTATTTTTGTAAAAGATCAATATTTTTACAAAACTCGCCGTAACTACTGCCGTATCTATTAAACTCATGCCACTGACCAATGTTTTCTGCGCTGACAGTTATGTTTAAGTTTTTGATATTGGCAATTTTGTCAAGTTGATTTTTTAGTCTGTTGTGGTTGACTCCCAACCCTGTTGTAACAACAACTGTGGGTGACTCTGGTAAATTGTTTAATAAATTTGATAAATCGTTATATAAAAAAGGCTCGCCTCCGGTTATTATAATTTTTTTATCTACATTTTTAAATAAATTAATTTCTTTAATTAGTGTTTTAAATCCATCTGATGCTTCGTGCTCTTTTTGACTGACATTCGATTTGATCAGGTCCATTGGTGTCAATCTGAACCTGGGAGTGTCAAGATAAGGACCCTGGTCCTTGATATCTCGTAACCATGACATGCTGTATTGTTTGTCACAGTATGAACAAGTTAAATTACAGTCAGATCCTAATATAATATTCAATATCTCAGGCTGAGACTCCAAGGTGTTGTGTGTTTTAATATCGCTTTGAAATAAATTGCGACGGCTGATCAGGCCTTGAGACTCAGGGGTCCAGCAGGCAGTTTTACAACTGTCAACCGGAACGTCATCCAGCATTGCCTGGCGTTCCAGGTGTAATTGTGGTGTATTAAAAAGTTTTCCCGGATTATTTTTAATCCAAGATATATCAATTTTGGCAGGATCTGCCGCACAACATGACTGTGTTGATCTTTTTTCAAGATCAACAGTTAGCCACGTAAACTTTTGACTGCAATAAAACTTAGTAGTCATCGTTGTAGTCATCGTCGTCATCGTCGTGAAGACCTTCGTCGTCGTCTTCTTCTTCTTGATTCTTGAGATAACTGATCAATGCACGTTTGATATCGGGATCGGTCTTGAATACCGATTTGATTTCGTCCGCGTCAGCGTCGTTGTCGATCAAGACCGAGACCAGTGTGTCTGCGGCTTCGTCACGATCCACTGTGTTGATGTAGCGTTTTAGTTCTGTCCAAATTTCTTGGCTTAGTTCAATACTCATTGTTATTCCTCCGTTGCAGTTTCGTCTGTACTTACCATATCTCGCTGATTGGCAAAATCTTGCATGACTCGATCCAGACCGCCGTTTTCGTTCAGCTCCCAGGCCTTGCGAAACTGTTTGATAACTTCGCCGTCTGAGGTCACAAACATGAGTCTGTTGCCGTCTTTCTTCAGGAGACCTTTTTTCTCTGCCAGATCTACCAGTCCACTGTAGGGACTCATGCCAGACGAGTAAGGTATCTTGACCTGTACACCTTCAAACGGTTTGGCATAGCGTGTTTTCATGACCTTGCAGGCCGATCGAATACCCATCACATCAGAAATCTTGTTGCCGTCTTCGTCTTCTTTGAGTTTGAGCTTTTTCATGGCTACCACAATACTGCTGGCATAGATAAATCCTTGACCGCCTGAGATCTTGTCGTCGGGGTCAAACATGTCTTGACTGGCATAGGTATGATTGGTACAGACCAAGCCCACATTGTAACTGCCAAACATGTTGACACAGTTACGAACCAGAGCAGTGAGTGCCTTGGGTTTGCGACCCAGATCACCTTTCATTTCACCTGCATCAAATTGATTCACGTCGGTTGGAGTCAACAACATGCCCAGGCTGTCAATCACAAACATGACCTTGGGACGTTCGCCGTCGGGTAGAGCCTTGTAGTCACTCATGAATGTCGAAATGGTTTTGGCCACGTCATCAATCATGGCCATGCTCAATTTCAGCAATTTGCTGTCGCTGGTATCCACACCCAGAGCCTTGAGCCAGTCTTCGTCCAGTGCGTTTTCGCTGTCAATCAGCACAACAAAGATACCTTGCTGTTGTGCGTTTTTAATAATATTTCCACTACAGATGTAGCTTTTGCCTGCGCCTGATTCTCCAGCAAACACTGTTACCTTGCCCATTGGGATACCTTTGTGGAAGTCTCCTGAAATAAGATAGTTCAGAGCATAGTTGCCGGTGCTGATCCAGTCTGTGGGATCATTGAAACCAATGCTGAGTCCATCAATACTTTTTGTAATTTCACGTCTAAATTTACTGACGTCGAAGGGTTTACCCATTGCGTTCTCTCTTTCGTATATCTTAAAATATTTTCTAATTCTACAACAGTTGTGTTCTGCTGTGACTTGATTCAAAGTCATAAGAAAAAAGCAAGGAAGTAGACTTCCTTGCCAGGTTTGCATTACTGCGTTTTCTGTCTTGCACGAATTTCAGCCAAAATATCTCTGGTGCCACCAAGTGCTGGCTTGGTCACAATCGGCGCTGTGGCCATTGATACATCATCTTCCCCATCGTCAAACGGAGAAGCTGTGGTGCTGACAGCGCCAGAGTTGGGTGCTACATATCCTGATGCCTTGGGTGCCGCAGTTGATTTTTTAACTGGTGTGACTTCCTCGTCCAGGTCAGCTGTTGTGGTAGAACCAGCCGGAGCCGCTACACCAGCCGGACGGAAATATGCGCCCCAACGCTCAGAGTCGTAACTTTGTCCGTCCACTGATGCTTCAAACATTTCTTTGATGATCTTGAGTTCAACATCAGTTGGTCTTTTTGGCAAAAACGAACTGAGATCGTACAAGCCGTGTTCGGCAATGGCCGCCTGCTCAACTTCGGTCAAGGCTGATTCTTTGCGAGCCCATTTGCTGGTGTTGTAGTCAGCATAG